TGTGGACCCTGTGGACCTGTAGGACCACTAGATCCAGCCTGACCCTCAGGACCGGCTCTGCCTGTTTGTTCTAATGATATATCTGTCCTATTCTGTTTCAGCGATATATTATTAACAAGTTGTCTCAAAGCTATATTGGCTAGAGCTTGTTTTAACGTTATATCAGACTTATTCTGGGTCAGCTTAACATTCTTGGATACTCTTTTGAGTGCCAAGTTCTTTGAGTCCTTGTTAAGCCTGATCTGTTGCATTTAGCTACCTCTTGGCAAGCTTTCGCATATCTCTAGCGTAGGAAAGTCGCAATCACCATCGCAGTTATCCATGTTCGGATATATGTCAGGGCTACCAGAGCTAAAGTTTTCGTTTATCTGGTATTCATATACACCGATGTTATCTGTCTCAGGTGAGTCAAACTGGAAGTGAGCTTCACCGTCTACATAGGCTACTGTGTCGGTTATTATCAGGTCTTCATACTGAGCTATGAATGTAGCACTTACAGAGCTTGGATCGGCTTGGTAAACAGTAAAGTTTAGCCTTGCTCCTTGTCTAATTTGCATGTTGTCTGTGTTCACCTAGAATCTCCTTTTTAACTAAATCTGTTAGCATTACAACTTTAATAGTGTTATCTGATTTACACTTTCTATCGCTACAGGTTACTACTACTTCAGAAGAAGCCGAAGCTTTCATCTTTATAAACCTATCACACTTTGAGCATCTTATTTTTAGGTCGTATGTCATCAGTCTACCCTCCTAAATACTAAACTACCTTTGCCGTTCGGATGGTAATCATTAGCCTGATTGTCTTGGAAGTTATTAACGTAAACCACTGTTTCACCCTTATCATTAACTGTAGAGATGGTATCACCCAAACCCCATAATGGAGTATCTATAGCTGTCCAGATTCCCTCTTGTGAGGCACATAGCTCGCAAGGATTCTTACCAGTATGCTCTATGGTCTTTTCCCAAACGCCTCCAGCTTCGGTTGCTAGTGATTTCATACCCTCTAGCTTGCCCATATTCTGGCTATTGTTGAGTTCTGTCCTTGCCAAGCGTCTGATTCGGTAATCATCTGTATCCATGATATTCTTCAAAGCCTTTTCGGTCTCGGCTCTACTGAATCCAAGCTCGTTAGATTCGGCTAGGACTTTACGTATAGCGTCAGCTGTATCATTCGTATAGCTAGTAGCTACCTTTTGCAAGTATGTCCTATACGCATTCTCAGCCGTCTCAGTGAGTACAAAGCCATTTAGTTCTCCGACACCCAGTCCAGCTATCAAAGCCCCTTCAGCATAGCCCTCTTTGCCCTCATTAAGCAGTATGACCGATATAACCAACATCATAGCTACAATCCAAGCTTCTATCTCGTCATCAGTAGCCTCTTGTAGCTTAATAGAGTCCTGTGCAGATTCATTGTATTCAGTAACAGCCTTGTCTACTTGAGCCTGCATTAGTACTCTTGAGGCGTTGTATAGCTTATCTTCGTCAGTTACTTCGGCTTTTGGGTTTGTGCGTCTAGCTACCTCCCTATTTTCAGGAGCTTCTTCAACATCACCGCCAGTGTCTACTTCAGGCTTAGGATTGCTTATAGTCGTATCAGTAGTTTCACCCTCTACTAGTAACGCCCAGTTCGGATCTAGCTTAAGGGTCCTAACTGCACTGTCATAGGTGAAGCCGTTGGTTATCATATCCTTAACAGTATTCCAGATGATTAGATTAGTCTCAGCTATAGACTTTTCTTCTTCAGCGATATGAGGGGTCTCAAGCCTATAAGATATGCCATAGCCAAGCCCACCAGTAATTCGGTTAAGTTCATGTTGTATTCTGCCCCACTTCTTAGTCGTGAATGTTCGGACAGTATTCTCTACAAAGTTACGTTCTATAACCTGAGCTGTTGCAAAGTTAGGGGCTTCGTCTATTGAGCGTATAAAGGCAGATACGCCATATACTGAGTCAATCTTCTTATTAGCTTGGTCAAATATGTCTTTAAGGGCTAGGTCTTTGTTAGTGGTGTTAAACGGCACCCAAGTAATAGACGCCTGCCCAGGCTTGCCAGTAGTCGGATCAATAGGAGCGTAGGTATAAGTAACGTTATTGTTCTGATTAGCCCCTTTATGCTTCTTCTTGAGGTTGCGAACAATGTCTTTATATTCCTGAGCTGTTGGAGCTGTGATAATAAACTGCCCAGCAGGTACAGCACCATTGTAGAAGAATCCTGATTGGTAGTCAGCAATGTAGTCATCTATCCTTGTCCAGCGTCTAGCGGCTCTACTTGGTGAATAGCCAGCGGATAGTTTATTAGGGTTAATCTCATGCAAGTGCATAACCTGATATGGATAGTAGACTTGCTTACTGCCTGATTCGTAAACCTCGTATTGGATATTGCCTTCAATAGATACTTCTAGCACGTTCTCTAAAAAGGTATAGCCAGCTATCTGGTCTTCTCTAACGCCCTCTTTTGCTGGTCTAGTACCTCTGCCATACTTTTCGTGTACCAGTAAGTAAACATCATCATGAACCATTGTCATGACTGCTAGGGCATCTCTGAAGTCTACGCCTGACATGTCCTGATTCGGCCTAGCTAGGCAAGCCAAAGCGTTAGGAGTTGTTGTTAGTGGTTTACCGTTATCGTCAATAGCGTAAGGTCGGATAGTCATAAACCTGTTGGCAATAGCTCGGATACTTGAATAGCTGTTCTCGTACAGGTCGTTGTCAAAGTGGTCAATAGTAGAGCTTACAGTATGCCAGCCAGCGTCTAGGATAGAGGTGTCTAATACTTGGTTTGTTGGTCGGAATCTGTTTACTACTCGTGAGATAATATTGTTTTGCAAGGCTAAATTCCTATTAAATGTCTATAGGTTAATTATACCAGATAAGGTTTAACCAAAGTCAGGGGCTACCCAGTCCAGCTTAGGAGCAGTCACACGTTCATACAAGCTTGCTAACACATCAACTCCGTCATCGTGTGGGTTTTTACCACCTGCGATATAAGACAATACCTCAGAGGCAAATTCAGGATATTTGCTAGTCCAGTTCGGTGGCATAAACACGTTTCTAGACACCCAAGCACTAGACGCCAGTATGCGTGCCTCTTTATTCGATGTTTGAGCTGTCCATTTCACTACTGTTTTTTGGTTACCGATTGCACGAAGTTCACGCTCTATGTTGCGAGCATACGACTTACCACCGTTGTTTGATTCAAACTCAGCCTCGTTAACATCATCAGCAGTCAACATTTTAGCCACTGCTGGTTCTGTAATTTCAGCCTTATCCTTTGAGTAGTATATGTCTGTGATGTACACCTGATTCTCATGCTCTAGCCAGTTTATAGAACATAAGTAGTCCTTCCCTTGGTCTGCCACATCTGTAAAGTTTCTTTTTATTGGCGTGTCAGGTAATGTTGTCCAGTCTGTAAACCCTTTGTATAGACGCCCTTCAATATCTACAGGCTGTTGGTAATAATTTGCCTTAAGTATATTTGGGTCTAGCGTCTTTTTAGTCTCCTCAAACTTCTCTCGGCTCATAATTGACGGTTCTAGCATGTTACCGTCTTTGTCTTCAATCTCGTAGTTAATCACCACTACATCATCGCCATAAAGATTTATAATCTCACCTGATAGGTCATTTGTTGCCCACCTCTGCATAACGAATATGAATTTGTAGTTGTCTCCGTCTGTTCGTGAGAATAGTGTGTTTTTATAAAACTCAAAGTGGTCTTTAAGTGCGTTGGCGTTCATTGCCTCTGTATGGTTCCTGATAATATCATCAACTATTATGTAGTCTGCACCAGCACCAGTTATTGAACTTGTAGGACTTGTTGCTCGATATGAAGGCTCGGCACTGCCCTCTAGCTCCCACTTGGATTTAGTCGCAAACCCATACTTGATTTTAGTGTCAGGGAATATATCAGGGTATGGCACGCCATCTTTGCCAACATTAACACCTAATATGGTATCTCGTATCTGAGTAGAAAACATGCTCGCAAGGTCTCCAGAGTTCGCCACACCGATAACACGAGTCTTGGGGTCTTTGCCCATAAGCCAGAGGGCAAGATTCTTAGCAGTGAATGACTTAAAGTGCCTCGGTGGGACAGACAACACTAGGTAGTGCTTGTTACTATCCTCAATGAATGTCTGTATGGTCTCAGCCATTTCTCTCAATAACTTACGGTCTTCTGTAAATAGCTTGGGATACAATAGTTGCTCGAATACCCAAAAGTCACGTTTTGCAAGCACCTTATCCGCATTCAGTCGTACAGATTCATCTGCTGGCATTATCTTCCTGCTAGTTTTCGTAATTCTTCAGTGGTCAATCCATCATAAGGATTCGACACAGTCTCCCCATTAGAAGTTACATCAAGGTTCTTCACGTCATCAAGACCTAGCATTGAATAGAGTTCTCGCCACATACGCCAATCGTTCTTGCCTGCGTGTTTCATACCTTCTACGAGTTCATCTATAGCGTCAGTTAGAGCGTCTCTAAGTTCTGGTTGACTCACCCAATGGACAAGGGTTCTTCTGTCTATACCCATGGTCTTCGCATACAGCATAGCCCTAGATAACTTCTTCTTCTTAACGAACTCTAAAAAGTTACCATATTCCCATTTATATCGTGTGACTTCTTTTACTTCTTTCATATCCTACTATCGCCTGCATTTTCTATAGTCATTATATCATTTTTGGTATCATGTAAGGTTACACTAATGTCAAACAATGTATCACTTGGCAACTTGCCTAAATCTAATATCATAGGGTTGTCTGTTTCAACTACTAGCTTATAGACAATATCGTTACTAGCTGTCTTCCTAGCTTGCACTTGCTTTATCTCTGCCTGAAAGTTCATCTCTCACCCTTTCATGGTATCTAGTAGCTTAGTTGTCATCTTCCAGTATGCTCTTAATAGTCTTCGTGTAATCTTTGGATAGCTGGACAAGATTATTCCTCATTGTTTTGCGTACATTAGGTTTCATGTCTTGGCCGTATATAAAGCTAGCATGACTAATGACAGAGGCGTTGTAGTCAAGTGCGGCTTTTATTATTAGTGCCAGCTGTGCGTCTGTTAGGTCTTTCATTGCTTCTCCTTTATTAGACTTAGTAGCTTACTCTTCTCAATCTTAACTATGCCGACTTTGCAGTCTCGTATTCCAAGTGTCATTATAAAACAATCTTTGTATTCTGCTAAACCACTAGCAAACTCAATGTTCTCTAACGTGCCGAATCTAAACGGTGAAGATAGTTCGGTTATTATCCCCTGCTTGTCATGTCTAGCTAAATAGGTGTAGTAGATGTATTTGTCATAGATTAAACCGCCTCTATTGCCTCTATTGTATTTGTTGTATCTGACTGAGTGCGATAGTTGTGTGTCTATTTTCTTCTCATGTACTAGGCTTAGGTAAGTACCGTCTTTTTGTTTGAGCAGGATAGAGCCACCATGTATTTGCGTTCTAGTAGGTTTGCCTATTAGCTCTCCGTCTTTCCATACTTGGCTATCTGAGTAAGTGAAGTCAAATAACTTAGATGGCTTGTCGGTTGATGACCAGTTCTTCTCTACAGCGTCCTTTACAGGCTTTTTTAGGGTTCTTATGTACTGTAGCTCGTTACCTTTAATTAGGTATTCTCCAAGGCTTGCAGAGGCGTTATGTAGTGTTCTAGTGATACGGTCGGACTGAAAACCTATGGCATGCATACCGTCTTTGCGAGAAAATAGCCTAACGTCTTCTAGTCCTGCTAGTAGTACATCTTTAGGTGAGTCTTTGGATAGGTTTAGTTTAGTAAGGTTAGATACTTCTAATGTATCAGGGTTGAGGTCACCATATAGAACATCGGTTCTTGAGTAGACTGTGCCGTCTCTAAAATACCATTTGCCCTTTGGTATCACGGCAAAGTTACAGCTTCTAATTGCTATCTTTAGGTCTTTGCCGCTCCATGCTATAGATGGGTTCATGTGTCGCATTTCAGGGTGGTCAATCTCCCCATAAATACGAAGTTCAGCACCTATTGCTTGGAGGTCTATAACGTCTGTCATATCCTAACCCATATCTGATCAAGAATATTAGGCGCCCATTCTGAATCATTAGCCACCATTCTATATCCATTGTCCTGCATGTAAATAGCTACATCAACATTAGTCTTATTTCTAGCATAGCCTTCAATCTCGGTTTCTAGGTGGTACACTTTTACGCTTCTAAGGTACTTCCCAAGGCTCTGGAGGGCTTCGAATGTATAGCCCTCTATATCTACCTTCATGATGTCGATTTCGTCATGTCCAAGCTCTTTAATGACTTCATCTAGGCGTTTGGTCTTGACCTTTACTATAGAGGTGTTTTGAATCCATTCATCATCACGCTTGGTGTTTAATGTGCTAGATCCAACCATGTTCTTATCGCCATGAATCTGCATGAAGTCTACTGTCTGTCCTGATTTATCAGATATAGCTTCGGTTATTAGGGTCGCCCAAGGGTAGTTGTCCTTAATGACTTCTATCTGAGGTGGGTTACATTCAAACAGAATTACTTGAGCCTCTTTCCAGAAGTTCTGGGTGTTAGATATACGCTCTGCCAGTTCTACGCCATCATGGCCATCTCTCGACCCTACATCATAAACCACTGGAGATGTAGTCTTGCCAAAGTAATGGATGTAGTTGTTTACAGTTGAGTCAAGCCAAGTGTTCATTTGTACCTCATGTATTCCTTAGATTGTCGTTGAGCTTTATAACGTGCATAGTCCTTAGACCTGTTCAGCCTCCTTGTTTTATCATCTACCGAACTCATGATACTAGCGTCCTGATCATAGCAGTATAATAGCTTGTCGCTGTCAGGTACGTCCATACTTCTAAACTTGGTTAATCCTGCATTGTAAACTCTATTGCTAAAGTCTGGGTGATAGAAGTCAAAGATGTAGCGTTCATCAAAGCCACCGACTACATCTAGTACGCTTCTATGAATGTAAAGTAACGCACCTCTGGTATGAGTCCATGCGGTAATCTTGTCGTCTCGGTGTATCTCCTGCATGTCTGTTTTAGGCTTGTTGGGCAATCTGAAATTGTACATGAGGTGCTTCTGACCTGAGTTTATGTACGGTAAGTGCCAGTCGGGGGATATGGGATGGCAGTCCGAATCAAATAAAAATATATGGTCTGCGCCCCACTTATCGGCAAGTTCTAGGCACTTGTTCTTGGCGGTTGCAACACCAACATTTTCATCAAATCTAAAAAAATTACCGCCTATACGAATAGGCTTATCGCTTGCATCATCTACCACAAAAAGTGATGAATTATCTGGTCTAAACTTACCATGCATAAAAAGGGTTTTCTTGAACACCTCATAGCGGTTTCTTGTAGTAATACAGACTGCTATATGTGCGTCCATGTTCTACCTGCTTTTATACTATTTACTCTTACTACATTTACACCAAGATGCCTTGCTATGTCAATCTGGGGCATATCTGTTCTAAGCAAACTTTTTATAGTGCGTACAGTGGCTTCATTAAGTTTACACCTGCCATTAGTTATGCCCACATTTCTTTGTCTTAACCCTGTCTTATATGCATGTTTCTGGTTTTCACTACTCGTACACCATTCTAGGTTAGAGATTAAATTATTCTGCTTATTCCCATCAATGTGATTTACATATTTCTTTGTACTGTCTATACCATAAAATGACTCACACATGAGTCTATGCACCTTGGCAGTCCTTTTTTTACCTTTGGCAGTCAAAACAACCATATAGTACTGTGAGCCAGGATAGCCAGATAGTCCTGGTTTTAATATTCTCTCGTTTAACCGTAGGTCTGTGCCATCACTCCTTTTTATGTGTCTATATAAGGATTTGACACGCCCTAAATTGCTAACTTCATAGAATTTTTCGAATCCTAAGACAGGCTTCCAAATCTCACTCATATCAACCTCAAAAAAGCCAGCTCAACGCTAGTAAAGCTGGCGTTATTAAGTTCAATATATCTAGCGTTGATTTTCATATCTTCACTATACCACAGGTTGTCAATGTTCCATAGCCCAGTGCTTGTGAACGTCTTTGTTATTAGAGGCAATGTAGTCGCACTTTGAGCATTTGAATGGTGTAGGTAGCTCTGCTTTGCGGGTAATCTTAATAGCCTCGTGTTTGCTATTCTTGCGTTTTCCTATAAACTCAACAGTATCAAAGTTTCGAGTGCCATGTGTTTGTCTGATTTTAGGTGGTTTTGGAGTTAGCTTTGACCAATCTAGTTGTTTTACTTCAGGCATTTTTCAATTCTCCTAACTTACCTGATTTTACTAATTCTCGTAGTCGCTCTTTTGCTGGTGAATCTTGCCCTCGGAAATCTTGGTTTTTAGCGACTGGCCGTTCATACGAGCCAGAGTCGCTATTCTTTTTATTATTCTCTTGTAATATTATGTCGGCGTTTTTGCGTATAGGGTCATGACGTTTTTGCGTATACCTATCCTCTTTTTTGCGTATACCCTCGGCGTTTTTGCGTATAGTGATTTTGCGTAGATTGCCAGCCTTTCTATCGACCTCTATTTTTATATAGCCACTCTTCACCAACTCTGATACCCATCTACTAACAGTGTCCTTATCGACACCATATAGTTCAGCAAAATATCTATTGCTCGCCCAGGCAAAGCCCTCTTTTTGCGTTAGTGCGGTTATTTCAGCAAATAACAGCTTAGCATTTGCACTCAAGTTTTTATCATACCGAACATCAGCCGTTAAAATAGCGTAATAACTTGGCTGTTCTTTCATTATTCTCACCCTCTTTCCGAGAGATACAAAAAACCACCCTTGAGAGGTGGCTTCTTGCGTAGATTCGCTATCCCTATTATAGCAGACTTCTACTATCCCTCAAGTTAATTTTATTTAATTGATAGATAGTAAATGCGAATCTACTATCTTGGTTATCATTATACGCTAATGCTGGTTAATATCAAACCTCATAAATGCTAGGCTCAGGAAATAGCATATCCAGCTCCCTTGTGTAGAACTGAGTAGAGATAACAGCCCCAGCCATTAGATTAGTAGACTTGGTCTTTTTGTCTTCAAACTCCTGACTAGGTGGATTGTAGGTGTTGCCGTATAGACTTCGCCACTGGAGCATTTTCGGCTGTTCGTCGTTTAGTATCATGTCGGTTATCTGGATAAACTTGTCCTTGTCTACTAGATAGGGTGCATGACATTCATAATCTAACGCATTCTTAGCCTGCTGACGGAGCTTTTCGGCTGTATATAGCTTAGTACGCCTATAATGGTTTTCAGTGCCACCTACAAGCTCTCCACGTGTATAAAAGGATATTTTAGTCGGCTCTAGTATGTAGACATCGTCCATTGAGATAATAATCTTATCGCTGTCTATTTGTTTAACAGCGTGATTCAGCTTAGTAACTTGGTCTAAATAGGGCTTGCCGATAATCCTAGTTCTATGGATATGGTGGATATTCTTAAACCAAGCCTCACGATCACCAACAACAAAAACATCACCATTCCAGTTAGTGATGTTCTTTAGGCTTCGGAGTGAATACCTTAGCTCCTGCCCTCTGTCAAGCGTCCTAATGTACGTTATTAGAACTGGGTACTTCATAACTGAGTAACATGACCACAAGTGCAAGTCGCTTGCTTAGATTTAGCCTTCACCATGAATATACGCTTACAAGCCTCGCACTGTATTCGCATAAAGTTTTTACTACATCTACACATACCCTAATTATATCATTGGAGAATTAGCTGGCATCCAAACAAGATGATCCTGATACAAAGACAAATCATACATTTTCAAACATTTGCCTGATTCTATCCGTTCTCTCAAGAATGCTAAATACTTAATATCATAATACTGGAAAGGTGTAACTTTAATGCACTGTATATTGGTGCAAATTATGATCTTTGAGTCATAGAAGTAGGCAGTGTATGAGTTACAGGAGTATACGCCCACGATGTCCATGACATCATATTACTACCTGCCATAAATATCACCAACTTTTTGGCAGTCCTGATCAAGAGGCACTGTCTTAAATTGAATCTTATATATAGTCACTGTATTTATGCTATAGGTACAACCCCAAGCGTTAGGAGTCCACCTTGGGTCGTTACCATCGTATCCCTCAAGACTTGTTGGATACTTCTTAACATATACTATCTCGCCCTCTGCAGGCACATGCGGAGTAGGTATAGGTGCTGGCGCTGGAGCAGGTGTCTCAACCTTCTTCTCTATGATCTTAGTTCTATCCTGTACGTCTTTGACCTGAGTTTTAGTATCAGATACATCTTGCTTGATTTCTTCAGTTGTATCTTCTAGACCAGTGATCCGCTGTTCATGATCTTCCACCTGTTTAACAATTGGTGGCAGTGAGTCTGCTGATATTGAATCTCTGTTGCTGGAGTAGATAACTCCATTAGCAGTTAATGTTATTAGCCCTATGGCTGTACCAAATAATAGTTTCTTCTTCATGATTTAATCCTTGTTTAGTTTAGTAGCCCTATTATATAGGTTATGTTGGTATATATCAATACCAGTTGTTAGCGTATGAGTGAGCTAGAGCTTTGTTGTAATCGCCATATCTATTTCTTGTATAGCGTATAGCTCCTACTAGGTATTCAGTAGTGCCTGGTGCTCCCCATTTTCCGCAGGGTAAAGACTGGTACACCCCACAGGCGTTACTAGACTTATTCCTAGCATTATGGTTGCATGAGCTTTCTCGCATAGCTAAAGTTATGGCACTATCTATTTCATGAGTTCCTACACCTAGTGATAGCATTTGCGAGCGTAAAGCCTCACATCCACTAGCTAAAGCACCAGCTGTTTGTGTCCCAGTAGCCTTTTTAGCCGTCTGAGCGAGCTTTTCTTGCTCTTTGGCTTGTCTATCAAGTTTAGCCTGTAATTCACGCTGTAGACGCTCTCTGTCTTTCTCAAGCTCATCAATACGCTTTTGTTGTTCTTCTTTTTCGGCTTCGGTATTAGCTTTATGCTCCAAAACCTCTTTGTATCGATTATCCAGCTCTATAAGCTTGGACTCATTTGATTTAATTTCTAAACGTTGTATCTGCTTTACTTCCCTGTCATGCTTTATCTGATTAATCCCTAATGAGATAAAGCCCAGCAGTGCTATTGCTAGTACTACCTTAATAAAAGTTGGTAATTGCATAACGGTGGTCATTGCAGGTTAGGATAGTCTCAA